ATGGCTTCATATAATATCGAAAAACGCTGTCTTGCTTCAGGCGACTACCGCTATAAGTGCGTAGTACGCGAAAAGTCTAAGGGCAAGATTATACACAATGAAAGTAAAACATTCAGCAAAAGAGTGCTGGCTGAAAGTTGGGGCAAGAAACAAGTTAACGATATTGAGTATTCTAGGGTGACTGAAAAAAAACAGGCGGTCACACTAGGCACCCTTATGAATATGTATTATGAAAACCATGATTTATGGAATGCCACTGGGCGTACTAAGCAATTTGTAATTAAGATGCTGATTGATTGCGATATAGCATCGGTTTTATCAAATGAGTTACGTACTAGTGATTTAATTGAGCATTGCAAAAATAGGCGTAGCGCTGGTGCAGGCCCAGCGACTATTTATCATGATGTTGCTTACTTACGCAGTGTGATGAAAAAAGCCGGTCCCGTTTGGAACATTGATGCTAACTATAAAATATTTGAAGATGCGGTGCCGGTACTCATTGAAATGTCCTTAGTTGGCAAAAGCCAAAAACGAACGCGCCGCCCTACCGATAATGAATTAGATAAATTGCGCGATGGTTTAAAAGAACGCATGGACTACAGGCCTAACGGTAAAGTACGTATTCCTTTTTTAGATATTTTAGATTTTAGTATTTTAACGTGTATGCGTATTGGTGAAATATGTAAGTTGCGTTGGGAAGATTTGAACGAGGATAACAAAACTATATTAGTTCGCGATAGAAAAGACCCACGCAAAAAAGAAGGTAATCATATGATTGTACCTTTGCTAGCTGGCTCGTTTGATATTGCTATGAAACAGCCTAGAAATGACGGGTTAATATTTCCGTATAACTCACGATCTGTTACTGCTGGTTTTCAACGAGTACGTAATGCTTTAGGCATTGAGGATTTACGCTATCACGATTTGCGCCGTGAAGGTGCTAGCCGTTTATTTGAAAAAGGTTATTCAATTGAAGAAGTGGCCCAAGTAACGGGCCACCGTAATTTAAATATTTTGTGGCAAGTTTATACGCAATTATTCCCGCATAAATTGCATGATAAGTTTATCTAGCTAAATCTTTTCTTATATGTCATTAATCATTTTTATGTAATTATATTTTTAGTATTGAATTTATATTTAATATCAAAAATTAATATGGACTTTATAACTACCTCATAAATTGGAGATCTTATTTAATGGCAAATCATTTTTTTAAGTGGAATGGGCAACACCTTGGTTTTGAAAAAAACGGCAGGTTATTTGATACACATAGCAAGTACATAGGCTGGTTCGATAATAACGGTAGTCTTTGGAGCTCGAATGGTGTTTATATAGGTGAAATTGTTAACAATAATTATATTCTCCGCAAAACAAATAAAGCGCAGCCTATGAATAAGTTAGCAAAATTACCACCTTTACCACCACTCCCCCCTTTACCACCACTGCCAAAACTCCCCAAATTACCTAAATTGGGCTGGTTTGACCCATTTGATAATTAAACCAATAACTTTAACTTACTCATTACTGCTTGAGGTTAAAAACCTTGAGCATATTTTGTTGTTTTCACATTTATATCTAATTAGTCCAATCGCTATATTGTCGTTCCTTTTCAAAGTTTCCAATTCAATAACCAACTTTTTAAATTTCAGTTTTGTTTTTAATTAAGCTGTTGTTTTATATTGATTTTGTTATTACTCATAAAATATACTTTGATCTTTGAAACCTCACGTAAACTAGGTAAGTTGTTGTTTAATGGTTTTATTATTTCTAATTCCTTATGAATTACAGTCGGTTAAACTGAAAAACAGTGAAATTAACTTCGATCTTTTCAGATCTTTGATCTGCTAGAAACCTTATATATGGCGCTGGCTGGCGCTTTAAATGAAGTACTTTAAAACTGTAAAAAAATAACGATAAAGAGCGCGCAGGAGGGTGAGGAAGAGTGCGGATTTCGTGGCGCACATTCTGTGTGGGGCTGGTTTATGTGGCTTAAACTTACCTTGCTTGTATTGACGTGGTTATCTTTGCTGCAGCAAGTGGCAGGCAATAAAAAACCCAGCGCTTGGCTGGGTTTGATTGTGGGGCTTGTGTGTTACTTTGTTATTGGGTCTAGCCTAGATTTTTGGGCGCTTGCTTCATCTGCTTTACTTGTAAACACTTCGGCTGTTGTTGGTGGTGCCATTGTTGGGCTGTGTTTATGTGTTGCGCATTCTGTTGCTATATCTTTTACTGTGGCCATTAACTCTGATAGTAGTTTGAGTACGTTTTCGCTGTCGCTGCCTATCCATGTTTTAGGGCTTTTATGCTCTTGCTCTTTGGTTGCTATTACTTTACGGGTTTCGCATTGTAGGTCGGCTAATTTGCCGATGATGTCTTTTAATGACTCGTCGGTTTTGTTTTCAAAGTTGCCGTGTTCATCTATGTGTTGGTATACACCTTCGCGTACTTGGGTGCGGGTTTCGCCTTCTTTGATTGCGGGTAGGTCCCAACCAAAGGGTAGTACTGTTCTAATGAATGGTTTATCTGCTCGTCCATAAGCAAAGCCAATTTCTACAATAGAATTAATAGCCGGCGGTTCTAATCGGCCTGCTTTATCACCTGCACCTGGTAATGGTAATGGCACTGCTTGAAGTGGTTTTGATTTGGTGTCTGTGCCGTTTTCGTCAATGAGTTGTACGTCTACTGCATAGCGCGGGTAAAACGGGTCGCTGCCGCGTTCGCCGTCTTCGGTTGGTAGTTCTGGTAGTGCAACTACTCTGCCCCAGCGCGGCAAATGCAGTTGGCCTGTTAGTTCTGGGAATAGTTTGCGTATTATTCTGTGGATTGCTTTTTCCATGATCACCAACTTATTTGCATGTTAGTGCCTTTAAACTCAACGGCGGTTATGCGTTCGTCATTAGCGGTTACGTTCGGGCGTATCATTGGGGCTGCTGGCATTGTGGCGGTTTTACCTGCTTGATGATCAGTCATTAGGCCATTAGCAATTTTTACTGGCTTATCTGACCAAAACGAATCGCCATAGCTGCCTACGTAAATTTTACCGTTGCCCTGTTGATACCATACAAAGTCATCAATCTTAAACGCGCGGCCAATGTTGTTTAACATGGCATAGCCGGAGCTATCAGAGTAAAAGCACGGTATGGCTGTATCTGTATAAGCGGCGCTTGGTATTACAAACTCAATACCTGTTTGTGCTGTTATTTCGTCTAGCACTTGGCGCATAGTTGGTTGGCGTAGCATTACACTTAAATTATATGCGAGTGATGCTGACCACTCGCGGCAAAATAGCGTGTACCAACCATTTACCGATGGCATTGCACGCTCAACATAACCATTAAATACCCGATCAACCATATCACCCCAGCCAAGGTCGACTTTAACCGGTGCTAGCTTATCTGCTTTTTGATTAACAGTTATTTGGCATGTACCAGGCGTTGATGATTGCAGCACTACCCAATGATCCTTCATATCAACTTTTGAGTCGTTGATATAAGCGCGGGCAATAAAACGAGCGTTTGGGGTTGTCATTATACGGTTCTCAACGCTGCAAAGTTATCAGTTAAATGCTGATTAATATTTGCATATTGAATACCGCTATCACCGCCCTGCACATTGGCCGTTGCATCGGGCGTACGTTCTTCAACTTTTTGCGGCACTGATCGGTATTCAACAAGCGTAAAACTAATCGCCCATTGTCGGGTAGTTTGTTGCTCCACCGCTTCAATTTTGCTGCTAAAACGCACTTGTTTAACACCGAGTGCACTGGCTGTGTGGTTACTTATGCGATAAATAACCCGGGCGCCACTTTCGGTGGCTTCGGCCATAGCAAATAATTGTGCTAAATGCTCATCTTGAGTGAATGGTAAAAAACCACTCACAGCCAGCATTTTAGCTTTTATACCCGTTTCGGCTTGGCTGGTACTAGACGACTGGCCGCTAGCATCTTCACTGGCAAGCTCTTGGCTTGCCGTGATCCGCAGTGATTTTAGGGCGATTGATGTAGAGTTAAGGTTAAGCATTGTTACTTCACTATCTTTACTTTCGTTCTGAACTCTCCAGCATCGACTCCTTTTACAACCTCACTACACTCACCTTTTATCAGTAAAGCTTCTTCAAAGTCGGTGCGATTATAAGAGGTAAAGCCTACTGATGTCATACTCTTATCTAATATAGATAAAGCGATAGTATCAGTTATTACTTCTAAGCTAGAATTAGGATACTCTGAAAATGTTTCCACCCCTCCTACTGGAGTGTAAGTATAACCATCAACATCTACACTAACTCTATAATTACTGGTATATTTTTCACCCCCTTTGGTAGCTTCCATAGCAAACTCTAAAAAATATGGTTTATCTTCTGTTTTAGGAGTTCTAACCTCGAAAGGGGCAAAAACTCCTTTGTACACTACATCTATATCTATATAATCACTATCAACAAGTTTCATATTCATACCTGTACCGCGAGGTATCCCGTTTCGTAAGTGAAATACATTTTGCTTATAAATAAATTCATTAGCCGAACAAGAAAAATATTCAAGCGGCATAAACGTGCCACCATCTAAATTATCTACACTTAGTTTATTATCTGTAACCTCTAACTTACCAGCTTTCAGTGATGTTAAAAAAATAACGGATTCTTTAGCCTTTTGAATGTTAATTTTATTGTTATTTAATACAATTGACTTGTAATCCCCCCTTGGTGAGTTTTGATCTATCACTTGTCGCAGAAAAGAAAAACCATTTAACCCCGCCACTTCTGTTAAACTTTCTATATTTAATTCATTATCAGATATTTCAACAGTAGCGTCAGAATAGCTATATACATCCTCATTAGTGTTATTAATAACAGCAAAGGAGCTACTCATTTTGCCCACTTTAAATGTGTTGCCTTTTATTAATAAACTTTTAGTATTAGACGATGCCGGCTGTCCTCTAAGTATATGGATATTAAAATTATTATCTTTAATTGACAATTCACTTTCATCATCGCCGTGTGTTTTTTGGTAAAATGTTACCCAACCTTTTTCGACGTCATCAGCAAAATGCCTAGCTAAAAACTCTTTTTCTACAATGAATTCATTATTGTGATAGTAAGTTTTTTTACCTCCCTTCGATTTAAGTAACTCGTTGTTATTTTTATCTTTATTGAAGCATAAATTATTTTTATTGGTATTACCGTTGTACCGCAGTATTTCTACACTTGCATAAATATCATATACAGCCATTACACCCGCTGTTTTTAACCCCTCGACCCAATTTTCTTTATAATCAACTTCAGTCCCTTCATACAAAACAAATGCAAGATAGTTTCCAGTTGACGGTGAATAGTAGTCGTCATCATTTATTAGTTCATTTCCTTTACAAATTAATTTTTTCATGCCTTTTTTCATGTTTTCCATAAAGTCATGGTTATTGTCAATGCCCATACTCATAACCACAAAAGACATGTTTCTAAAGATATTATCTTTTAAAGTGACTAAATCATGCCCCATATTTAGCCCTGTAAAAAAAGAAAATCCGCAGTTGACGACCTCATTTTTAATAAAGTTAACAGTTTTAATTCCGTAAGCCTCACTCAAAACATCTATTTCTGAGCTATATGTTCCCCTATGAATTGAAACATCATTCTTTATTTCACATCTATACACATCCAGCTGACCTAATAAATGCTTCTCTGACACAGGAGAGAGAAAAATAGATATGCCACCACCAGCACCTGTAATTTTTATATCTGAAATTTTAATATGCTCTCCGTTTTTATAACGAATCCAAGGCCCGCCAGGTTCAGTAAAACGTATCCCTCCTGTTCTATTTCCAATAATATCAATGTTGGTTTCAATTATATTATTGCTTGTTAGTGTTGAGTAGTATTCTTCATCAATAGAAACCGCACCATAGCCTATCGCTGCCAATAATGCTGCCTCATTATTGGCAGCTTCTGACTCTTCGTTGGGTATAGCTCCAAACATTCTTGGAGTTGTTATACCTACATTGGCCAGCTTTATGCTTTGTAAACTGTAATTATTTGCTATAATCCAAAATCCATTAGCTTCTATTATCCCATCAACAACCTTAAAGCTAGCTTGTCTATCTTCTAGGTAAATAACTTTCCCAATAGGCAGCACTTTTTTGTATGTCTTATAATCTGCGACAGTTTTAAAGTTTTTAGTTGTACTGTCTTTATCATCAGTAAATGAAAACCTCAAATCTTCGACTTTATTATTGTTATGAATAATAGCTACAGGAGCCAAATAGTGCTCTCTACCCTGCTCGTCAGTAAAGTCGTCCTTTTCAACGTTTGAAGTATAAATATCAACTTTAGGTGCCCATGTACTGCTTGCATCACCTTCAAAATAAGCATCAGCATAAACGTACCTTGGGTATTCACTAGCATTTAAATAAGTAACTTCCTTGAGTTCAACACGTAAGCCACTTATGTAACCAACGCCTGCCGTTACTTCAAATGAGTTCAGCGTACTACGTGGCACTACTTTAAAACCATCATCAATAAATGAATCTGCGCCGTTTAAGTCTTTTGCTAACTGCTGGGTTAGCTTATCCATGCCTTGCAGGCGGGCGGTAAAGTCTAATTGCCATGTTTCTGGGGCTACATCAATACCAGTTAGGTCGGCAATGCCTGAATATTCAATGCCAAAGTTACGGTTTAAGGTATTACCCGCTGCGCCTGGCTCGGTGATTGTTTTGGCGGTGGTTGGTATGTGGTTAATAGCTACTAATGTTTGGTTTACTGATGAATATAGCCCAACCCAGTTAAATTCGAACGGGCCTGTTACGCTGTCTAGCACGGTTGAGTAAACCACTACGTTTTCGTTAATGCGGCCTACTTGCTGCACTATTTGTTGATGCACTACGTGATCGGCTGGTAAAAGCTCATCGCGGTTAATTGGTGCTGCTGGGTCTTGAGCGGGCACGTTTGCAAAAATAAACGTGTCTATGTCTAGTTGCTCATTAGCTTGCGCTTTTGCAGCAAAGAGCTTTTCACCTGCAATTGTAATTACTGAAGCCATGTTAATTCCTCTTTTGTTTTAGCTAATAAGCTGTTTATTTGTTGCAATAATAAAATGTGATTCGTTATCCATTAACGCCAACCCAAGCTTTGGGCTCATGTCGTCGCTTAGCTTTGCAAAGCCGGTTAGGCTGTCTAATGCAAAGTCGTTTGGCGGTGCAATAAGTGGCATGCTGGCAATTGTGTCGTATTGGTAGCGCCGTGTTGTTCGTCCGTACTGCCTGCAAATGTTATCTATTAAGTTATTTCGCTCGGCTAAATCCGAGTCTAAAAGCTGTAAACTCACTACATCCCAATCGGTTTCGCTTACTCGTTCGTCAATGGTGATCCACGGCGTACCGATTTTTTCAAACATGAAATACCACCCCTCTTTACTGCCTGCTCCTTTGGCAAATTGCAGGGCGTATTTAACGCGGGTGCGGTACATTAGCTCGGTTTCGTTAGGTATTTGGCTAATGTCACGCTCCCATGCGAGTAGGTTTACTAGCTCTAGTTCAGCGGTCATTGGGTCGAGCTGTTTTGCAGGCCATGCCAGCATGTCGGCTACGCGCTGCCAATAAATAACAGCGGCTTGGCGTAGTTTGTCTAGCTCGCTTTTAGGGCGGGCTAGCCAGTACGGCATTTTGGTGAGCGCTTGCCAGTTTATGTTCATAGTGCATTACCGTTTTCTATGGTTAGCGCGGTTAAGCGCGGCACGTTGTTTTGGCTGGTTATATCGGTTTGATGCCAGTTTAATGAGTCGATACCGTCAAACTCTTTGTGCAGCTCTTGGCTTAGGCGGCTAAAGCTAAAGCGGCTAGCTGGCTGCGTTTTAGTTACTGTGTAGTCGGTGTTTTCTCTAAACGCGCTGCGTATAAAGTTTTCAATATTGGCGAGCAATGCCGTTACTTGGGTTTCGAGCAGGTAGGCGTGTGGGTAAATGGTTACGCCTACACTTACATTAATGCCTGGCATGGCCATTACTTGTAAATCATCGCCATGGCCATGAAAGCCTTTTGCCATAACATAGTCGTTTAAATCATCTATTAAGCTTTGGCTTGGTGTACCGGTGTCTAACAAAATATAGGCGTTTGCAGTGCCCGGGCCACGCGGTGCATCGTGTTCAAAAAATATATTGTCGGTATCAAGGCCTGATCGCTGCGTTAAAATAGCGCGGTAAACGGCGTCAATGTGCCACGGCGCTGCGGCGGTAAATGCGTTGCGGGTACGTAGTTTTAAATCTTGGTTTGTTTCTGCATCGGCACCGAGTGCATCAAGCCAGTGTTCGTCGTTTATAGCGCTGCTAATACCTGTAACCGCTTCGGGTAAAATATGGTAGTAACCTGCGCCTAGGTTGTAAGCTGAGCCTGCGTTTTCGGCAATTACTGGCACTAATACGCTGGTTTGGTTTTCAGTCAATATTACGTCGTTAATGGTTAGCACACGGTAAACCGTGCCGTTTATGGCATCGGTTTGTATTACTGTACCGGCGCTAATTAATAAGCTGGGGCCTGTATTGGCGGCGCGGTTAAAACGCACTTTGCCTTGTGTGCGCTCTTCGCTTTTACGGATTAGGTCGTGCTCCCACGCTTTGGCTTCAATAAATTGGCTGTCGGTGGCCGTTTGTAAAAACAGGTTTGGGAGTATTTTTTCAATTAATACTTTGTTTACTAACCATGTTGCAGGTTTTGCCACAATGGCGCTAATTAGTCGCCAAAATGGTGAATATGGCGACTCGTTTGCAATAATACTGCCGCTTGCGTCTACGTCTTGTTTAAATAGCGTTTTCCAGCCTTCCTCAGTAGTGGGAATGCCTGCGTTTTCTACAATGCGTTTAAAGTCGATTATTGGGGTTAGGTCAGCCATTATTGTGCCTCGATGATCAATGATGAAATAGCGCCAAACTCTATGGTTTTAGCATGTACCCACCACTGGCCTTTGTTAACTTGGTTTTGCTCAACTTGCACGGTGCCAGGCATAATGCGTAAGTCGTCTTCAACCAGTAGCTTTATTTGCGTTTGGGTGTCTTGGGTTACGCCTGTTCCTCGGTCGCTTACTAATAAGTTTGCAAGGCCGGTGTCTAAAATTGCGTGCACTATGTCTTGGGCTATTACGTCGCGGTTGCTTAAATACGTTGGGTTGTTGCCTGCGTCTAACACCACATCGCCATTTTTAATATGTAGGTCGCTATAAATACTCATGACTGCATTTCCACAAAGTTCATAAAGTTAGTTTCGCCTTTGGCTGGGTACACGTTAACCGTGCCAACGCTGGTTGATTTTTGTTGGTTTGCGTTACTAATTTGCTGAGTAATACCGCCTTTTTCGGCTTTACTTCTAATTGGCTCTATTGCGTCGATGCTTGATGTGCTGGCATTAGAACCTGAACTTATTAGTTCTATGTCTACGCCTGGCAGCATATTTATTTTGTCTATCCACCAATTTAGGTAGCCAGTAAATAAATTTTTAACGGTTGACCAAACCGAGGTAAACACGCCTACAATTGCTTTTATCCACCCCCATTCGCCCATAGTGGCTTTTAGGTCGTCCCAGTAATAAATCAGTGCACCCACGGCGGCTATTGCGGCAACTATTCCTGCAACAATTAATAAAATTGGATTGGCGTACATAACAATATTAAGTGCAAGCATTGCGCCTTTTAAAAATGCTATTGAGGCTGTCCACGCTGCACTTATCCCTCTACCAATCATTGTTGCTGTATTCCATGCGGTCATGGCCATAGTTGCAGCTCCCATAACTACCGAAATTAGTCCGCCCGCAGCTACTAAGCCCAATATGAATACGGCCGCGTAACCTATCCATTTTGTTAAATTAGGGAATGCTTCGGTAAACCACACAACACCAGTTCCCATGTCAGCAATTAAGCCTACAAAGTCGTTAAATACGGGCAGTATTGCACTGCCCCATGCGGCGCGTATTACATACCAACTTTGGCCAAGGCGCTCAGTTTGGTCGGTCATTGCTTGCGCCATTTCTTCGGCTTTTTCCATACCAAAAACATTACTCAGCTCGTTTATTGATTTACCTAGGCCGTTAATGTCGTTCATGAGTAACTTTATGGTGCCAACGGCTTCGGCTGAGCCAAATGCTTTTTTAAGCTCGTCGCCTTCTGCTACGTCTATGGTTTCGCCGTACTTGCCTTTTATTTTGTTGAGTATGTCTATTATTGGCAACATTTTGCCTTGGCTGTCGGTAAAGCTTAGGCCTAGCGCGTCTTGCGCTTTGCCTACGCCACCTAAAAACGATTTGTATTTTGTACCGGCTTCACTGCCCGACATAGTCGCTTGCAATGTGCCTAGTATGGCCATTTGCTCGCTCATGCTTATACCGGCGCTGGTTGCCTCTGCACCAATGGCGGTAAACGCGCTCGACATTTCAGTGCCTGTGGTTTTAAACGCTTGTACTGCGGTTGCGGTCATGCCGGTTAGTTGTTCTACCCATTCGCCTTTGCCCATTTCGTTGGCTTGGTTTTTAAAAATACCGTACATGGTGCCCATGTAATTTGTAATAGTGCCTGCGTCTGACTTGGTGGCCGCAGCTAATACGTTGCTCGATAGCGTAAATGCCGATAAGTCGGCATCGTTTAGCCCGGCAATGGCACTTTGTATGTCGTAACTCGATTTAACAAATTCGGTAGACGATTTTCCGTACTTAAGGGCAAATTGGTACGAGGTGTCGGTAAGTTGTTTTAATGCAGACTCGCGCACACCAAGCGAGCTTACTTCGCCTAGTGCGCGGTCCATTTCTATGGCTGGCATGAGCGCGTTTTGCAGTGCATAACCACTGGCCGCAATACCCGCAACGCCCGACGCCATTTTCATGGTGCCGCGTTGGTAGTCGTTGGTTAAACCATTAAGGCTATTGCTTATTTTGGCAATCGGCTTAGTAATTTGGTCAATCATACCAACGGTAAACATTAGCTGTTGCGGTAAACTCATTTACTTGCCCCCAAAGGCTTTGCACACTGCATTGGTTATTATGTTTTCTAGGTTTTCGCGCTGGTTTTTATACAGCCAACCCGCGCGGGCTAAGTTTTGCTCGTCGTCTTGATCATGTGGTAAAAAGTGACGACGTAAAATAAATAGTTGTTCAAGCTGATTCGAGTCGATTGAATCAATCAGCCCTTCTATTTTTTTACGGCAATTTCCAGCACTGGCGAAAACTCTGTTTTAAGCATTGATGCTATTTGCAGTTCTGAGCCTGGCGCGCTTTCAAGTACTTTTTTAAGTTCTGGTTTTTGCTCGTCGGTAATGGTGCGCATAACCATGTTGTGTGATGCTGCGGTCATTGAGCCGCCACGCGCTACCGAGTCTACAAAGTCGCTGTGGTCTTGCACTGTCATGTTAAATTTAAAGTCTGTACCTGAGATGGTTAATGTAATTGTTTGTTTCATGGTTATTCCTTAGATTTGGTTAATAGTTTTTCGAGTGTTTCAAATCCGTCTTTAATGCGGCTTTCCATACGATCAGTTAATTTTTCAAAATCGGTTTTGGTGGCGTACGTTTCGGCAACGTGGGTTTTGTGGTCGCTTAGCTCTTTGGCCGTTGCTTTGTGGGCGTTAAATAGGCTCACTAACAGCGGCACTAATACGGTTAGCACTAGGCTAATAAAGGCAATGGCTACCATTATCCAGTCGGCTACTTCTTTCACTTGGCTACCCCTTTAATTTTTTCTATTGTTCTTAAACTTGCTAGGCCAAGTAATGCCAGTGTTAATTCCATCAATACGTCGGTTGGTAGTTCTGGCGTTCCGGCTTCTGGCATAATCCATTGCAAAATAGGGTTAATTAAAAAGGTAAACAAAAAGCCAAAACCGCACACCCAGAGTAAAAATGGCCGAGCACCTGCTACAAACGTTGAGCGGTGTTGTGCTGCATGGGTATTTGCTAGCGCTTGCATTAGCAGCGGTTTTTGCTGAATCTCTGCTAAATCGTTGCTTAGCTGCTGGCGTTCTTCGTCTGATGTGAATAACGCATCGCCCGCTTTGCCAATGGCTTCTATTGGGTTGCCATTAAATACTTTTGAAAACCAGCCCATGATCAGCACTCCGCTTGTTGTAAATAAGTAGCTTCACGCCAGCGGCGCGTTGTGTATCGGTCGCCAAAGTTAACCAGTTCGTCAATCATGGCTTGCGTGTTTTGGGTTATGGCCGTGCGCCAAAAGTTAGGGCAACGCTTTGCTAAATTGCCATATTGAAATGCCACCGACGCAATAACGGTTTGCATAGGTTCTGGCAGTTGCTCAAACTTAATGGCTGAATGCTTGTTGTAAGTAGCAACTAGGTAATCGGTTGATTGCTGCTTAACGCATAAATCAATAATGGTTGCTTCATTTTCGTTAATGTTAAGCGGGTTTTGCTTACATGCTTTTAATGCTTGCTCGCCTTTTAATAAGCAAAAACGCTTTAATTTATTAGCAATAAATTCGGGCAATAAGTATTTCAATGCGGCTTCGTCGCATTGGCCAATATCAAAGCCAGTGGCAATGGTTACTCCAGATTTAGAATTGGCTGCATCTGGCACATAGCCGTTTAGTTTCGCGCCGCCTTCTAGCTCTGAAATAAAATTGTAATTCACTTTAATATTGGTCATTTTGCTACTCGCTTAACGATTGGCACGGTACACAGCGCTGCACACCTTTTATGGCTTTTTGCCGCGCTTTGGGTATTGGGTCGCCGCAATCAATGCAGTCCGTTGCACTAATAACGCGGCTGTTGTTAAGTCCTTTTAGGCGCTGATCAATAAACTGCTGATCGGCGCGTTCCTGTGCAATGGTTAGGTGGTCGATAAAGTCCATCTACTCGCACCCTATTGCACTATGTTTTCAATTTCTTCGGGGCGCAGGTATGGCACACCGTTAATTTTTACAAAGTCGGGGTCGGTTACATCAAACGGAATTTTAAACAGGCTGGCGCTGCCGCCTTTTTTGTCTATGTCTAAAATGTCGCTTAGCTTAATGCGGCAACCAAAAGCTTCTACTTTCATTTCGTCTTGGCTGGTTTTGGCGTAAAACATAATGTCGAACGGTTCCATGCCACGCCACGAACCGGCGCTTTTTGCGGCATCCGATATAAGCGCAAAGTTACTCGCGTTAACCGACAGTTCGCCGCTGGCCGCTACGTCGCCATCAACTGAGCCATCGGGTACGCCACTGGTTTGGCTTACGGCACTGTTGTCGGTAATCGCCAGTGATGCTGTGTCAACTTGGACCATAATGTCGCCCAAGTTCACGTTAAAATTCATTCCTGATAAACGCATGGTGAGTGCTCCTAGTTGCTGCTTAAATCAAGCAAAATATTTACGGTAATTTCTTTTGGGCTGTTGTACGGGCGCAGCACCATGTAAATAACCACGCTTTTATTGCTGGTCCATACAATGGTTATGTCGCCTTCAACCGGTGGCTGTATTTCACCAGGGAACTGCGTGCCTAAAATGGTGGTACTCTTGCTCATGGCGCGTAGTGGGCGCATAAAATACGCCTTGTTTAGTTCAATACTGTTTGGTGTTGAGTTAAGGGCGCGGTTGGCAATACGGCGAATGGCAAGCACACGTACTTCGCGGCTGGCTTTATGCACTGGGCGTAAATGCTCAAGGTATTGGTAATCGCCACCTGCAGCGTCTAGCGTTTGTGCATCGCTCCAATAGGTCCCTTCAAAATCGCTATACCACTGCGGTACGCTCATGCGTGCATTGGCTAATGTTTCTAATGTGGCAAGTGATAACGGGTCGTCGTTCGTATCAACGGGTGCTTCGCCTAAACCTAATACGCTGCCTGTTGCTACGCGCATTGGGCTGTCAGCAATGCTTACTGAACGGTTGCATAGTCGCCCTGCTAATACGCCAACATTATTAGCGTGTAATTGCGGTACGGGTACCACTAAGTGCGCGGCAATATCGGCTTGCAGTGCAATAGTCGCGGCTTCATATTGCGACCATGTTTGTGTGACTTCATCAATACCTGGTACGGCAACCAATGCCGAAACAAAACGCCCTAATGTGGCTTGCAATGACGTTAGATGATCGTGAATATCGGTTAAGCCTGCGCTGGTTGTTTGCTCGTCACATACAACTATCATTTCAAAGCTTTGTACTTCGTTGGCGCGGTCAATGGCATCGGTAATGCTTTCACCTTCGGCCAGTGGATAAACTGCTGCAGTCCAGTTTTGGCCTGCGTTTAATTGCGCGGCTTTTACTATTTCAAGTAATGGGCTGTCTGCAAAGGTGTCGGCTAATACTGTTTGCGCGCCTACGCTAAATAATTGGCTTTCTTCATCTACTGAACCCGCACGGCCAACAAACAAAAAGTGTCGTTCAACACCTTGGATGTCGCCTTGCCCTAAATTCAGATTGTTAACTTGCACTTTACCTAGTGACATGGGTTTATCCTCGTTTATTGAGTTGGTTTAAAATTGTGGCTAGTTGCGCTTGCACGTTGGCGGTGGTATCGCCTAAAAATGGCCGCGCCTTTACAGGTATTTGCCAGCTTTTACGGCTTTTTTGGCCTCGCAATTCACTTAACACTAATGTGGCTTTGCCATGGGTTAAGCTCCCTGCAATTTCTTTAATGGTGGCGCGGCGGTAGCCTTTGCCTTTTGCTCGACGTACTTTGTAACCCTCAGCTGCTAATGCCTTTGCTTGGCTGCGTGTACACGGTGCTTTGTAATCTGGCTTGCCATGAATACGGCTCATACGTGATGAGGTCATTTGCTCGCTGCCACCTTCTTGGTGTAGTGCGGCAATACGCCCAGTAAGCCCGGCTTTATGTTTAAGCTCTAAGCGCTTACCGCCTTTTACGTAAGGCTCTAGTGTTTTACCCATGCGTTTAAGCATTTTGGTTTTTTTGCCATCAGTGCGACTTGCAAACTTATTACCCTCAACGGTGGTTTGTGTTTTTATCCGCTTGCGAGCGAGCTGGCGCTCATACCGTCCTAGTGTTTTAAGTACGCGAACACGCTTACCGTTTGGCAATGCTAATAGCTGCAGTTGCTGCTTTGCACTGAGCGCTTGTTTGCTATTTGGGGTGATCACTAAACTCATGATTGCCCCTTAATATCTACGTCTACATCTTCGGCCACACTAATTGGCGCTAGCGATACGTAATAACGCGCACCGTTAAATAAAACAGGGCCGTTTTCGGCGGGTATTAGCTCTATGTCGTCAATTAGTTGCACGTCAATTAACACGGTGGCGTTGTCTTTGCTCACAACATCAATGTCTATTTCGGGGTCGTCTAGGCCGTATTCGTCACGTGGCCAACTGCTATCGATTAAAAAGGCGCCCACCATCGCAAGTAAGTTGTAAGGGTTTACTTTGCGGTGCGGGAATTTTTCTATTGCGATTACGGCGGTGTGTTTCCATTTAGCAACGGCGTAGCCGTCTTGGCCTTTGTCTTCGCCGCTCATTATTAGTGTGCCGCGTTCTTGCCAGGCGTCTATGTTGTTAGTGTGAATAGCGCCTTTTAAACTTGAGTTTAAAAAGTCGGTTAGTTGCTGCAATTGGGTAATTGTTTGGCTCATAGCGTGTGCACTCCTGCACGGCCAAGGCCAAGCAGTAAACGAATGCTGCGGTTTGATTGCGCTAATATTGCATCTTGCTGATCAACGCTATCGGCTTTGTTATTGCCTGCGTCTTTTTGGTCAACTGCTGAAAAGTAGCCCATTAAATCTGAATGCGAACGGGCATACACGGCGCCACGGTAAACACTTTGCTGTTTATCGTTAAAGTTAGGTACGCCGTTAACAAGCGTAAAAGTGACGTCCGTGTCTGCTTGTTTCATGAAAAAGTTACTTAGCTGTTGTTGTACTTCTAATGCGCTGCGGTTTAATGAGTCGGCTATTACGGTTTCTTCATAAAATTCAGGTATGCGGCGATGATCACGAAACTCGCCAGTGCTTAGCGCTGGCCAGCCGCTTGCAGCATCTATTTCAATGCTGTTTTGTGCTGTTGCTTCAAATCCAAATGACATACCACATACCTTGTTCAATTAGGTTCAGTGCAGTTAGCGTCGACGCGGTTATTAACGGTCGCCCGTTAAACGCTCGGCTAGTGCACTGGAGGGTTGGGAGTAATGGCTATTACTGAGCATTTAGCTCGGCAATGGCTCTTAATCTCATGGCTATTTTGTTTCGTACTGTTTTAACTTGTGCGTGTTTATGTAGCTCTGCGGCTTTGGCTAAGTAGCCATCTGCTTGTTGGAGCCTTTGCACGTCGCCCACATGCGATGGCGAAACATCGCCGTTTTTGCTGCGCAGTAACGCAAGGCCTGCAAACTTGTAGTACTTAGCCGTAACTTGCTCAGGTAATTTCCACGTGTTCGCAACGCAGCTAAACACTTGGCCAAAATACGGCTCAATGCTGTTGCCTTTTTCTGCTTGGGTGTCTGCCCAATCAAAAACAGTGTCGGCAATAAAACCAGGCCACTTGCGGCGTATGCTGTTAGCCATGGGCTGGTTAAGCTCAATGGCTCTAAAGCCAAACTCAAGGCCACGGCTGAGATTGCCAACGTCAAACAGCCACACAGTGCAATACGCGAAAATCGGGTTATCTTCATTTTGCTTTCCTTCTTTTGCTAAATAGTCATCAACTATGGGTAACCACTTTGGCAATAACACATCACGTTTGTGGGCTATTTTGTCGGCGCGGGTTACATAGCTTTTTAAGCGTTTTAAGTCGTCTTCTAATTCAATGAGCTGTAAGTGCAGGCTTGGGGCGTATTGCCCTGAGCCTGTTACGCTTACTTTTTCGAGCTGTTTTTTGGCTCGGTTTTTTTCTTTGAATTGGAGGAGTTTTGCGCCGCCGACGGCTTTTTTAGCTCTTCAACCGTATCGGCCAAGGCGCTATTAGCGGCGTTAATGTCGTCGGCTTGGTAAGCTAAATCACTAGCTGCATCGCTGGCTTTATCTGCGGCGCTTTCAATGTCGCCTGCTGCATTGCTTGCGCTGTCTATGCTTTGGTTAAGCTCGTCAGTTGCATCTTCAACGTTTGAAACATCAACCTGTTCTTTTTCGCTATCAACATGCAGAGTTGGCAGATCATCTTCACAAAAAAACTTAATATTTTGGTCAACGTATTCTTGCGCTGTTTCAATCTCTTTTGATTCGTCACAACCTAACAACTGCGCGAGTAATTTAAGCGCGGTGTTTTGTGGGGTAATGGTGATTTGCGCATTACCCGTTGTTGCTTTGGTTTCGCCTTTAGCTTTTGAAGCAAGTCGGCGTTTTTTAAAATTAGCAATGGCACTCATAGCACTTACCTTTTAATAATTGGATAACAGCTAGGCGGTTAGGCCTAGCAATTAATGATTAAGCTGGGTTAGGGCCAATGTTCATGGCGCTTTCGTCAACGGCTGCGTACGCTTCAAACTCTTCGAGTGCGTAGCCTTCGTTACGCCAGTATGAGTTTTCGTATTGCTTGCGGTCTTCTTCGTCTTTTGCTTTGCGGTGCGCTGTGCCTTTTTGCGTGTAAATATGCAAGTTGCTTAAAATGGTTACTGCAATGCGTTTACCTGGGAAGAACGGCGGCGTATATGCACGCATACCACCAATGTTTTTATCCATTTGCTGTGCGGCTACTTTTTCGCTTGGCTTGTCGGCTTGGTTCATCATATGCGTTTGCGCAGTGGCCGTAAGGTCGTTACCAACCAATACAACTAGGCGTGGGTCGTTACGTAATGATGGGTGAATAAGCGTATTTTTAAGCTCGGTAACAATAGCGTCTAACGTTTTGTAATCGCCTGCGCCATCTGGGTCAAAGTAAATAGGATCAGTCATGATTTGATCAGCCGCTTTTTCTTTAACGATTTGATGCCAGCCTTTGTTTACGTCTTCGCCATTTGGGTTGGCAATTGGGTCTGATGTGGCAGCAGCCGATACACCATTAAAACCAACGCGCAGCATGTCGAGTGCAAAACGCAGCGTGGCATTTTGGTTAATGAGTTTCATGAACTCGTTTAAGTTACCGGCATTAGCCCATGTAGATAACAACGCCCATGTTGTTGCTGAGCACGAATCGGTTTCGGTCAGTTCATAACCATGGCCATTAACATTTTGCGTTGATGTAAAACGGCCACCCGCTTTACGCCCTGTTGCAATACCGTAGTTACCTACTTTTACAACTTGGCCTTTAATTTGGTCTACTTGCATGGTGGTGATCATGCGTAAAAATTCGACCGACTCTAAAAGCGCGGCGCGCAGTTTTGTTTCCATTGGGTCTGAAATGGCAAATTTATGTGATGCGTCTTCTACACCAAATGATTTTGCTACTTGCACCGAGTATGTTTTTAAAAACCCAGCGGCTGTTTGATTTAAGTGCATGCGTTATCTCGCTCTGTTATGCATTAATAAAAGTAAACGTGGTTAAGCGTTTGTTTAAACCAGGCTTACGGTTTCGCCGCCTACTGGGTCTGGCTCTTGGCCACCTTGCTCTTGGCTAAGGGCGTTAAATTTGGTTTCAATGCCGTCAACCTTTTTGCCAAAGCCGTCCATTTTTTCCATTAACTGGCTAAATTGCTCGGCGGTTACGCCTGTTTCTGGCTTATCACCTTCAGGCTCTACGACTGGCGGTTTTTCTTCGGCTTTTGGCGTGGCTTCTTCGCCTTTTGGCTGCTTGCTGAATTTATTTTCAAGGTCAGTCACCTTGGCTTCAATTCCTTCAAACTTGCCCATTAGGGCATCAAACTGTTCTTGTTTCATGGTGTCTTCCTCGGTGGGTTCTGCTGGTTTTTGCTTACCTGAAAACAGGTTGAAAAATTGCGAAAGCATTTTCAAGCCTTGCGCTTGCTCATCGGCTGTGATGTTTATATTTGGTTCGCTATTGGTGGTAATAAAGTCACTGTGTTGTAGCGTTTCGAGTTGGCTATATTCGTGATCTGCTTCGTTATCACCAATAGAGAATTTTAAGCGGCTGGTGCCTGAACTGGCTGGCGAGTCGGTAACGGCAAGGCCTTGTAAGTAGCAGCGCCCTTCGCTTTTGTAGTCGGGGTTTGGCTCAATAGACATAAACAGCTTTTGGCCGTCTTTGTTGGCATTAAGTAGGTAGTCGTTAGCGGTTACTTTTACAAACAGGCGTAATTTACCACCTTGTTTAGCGGCTTTTACTTCGTCAACAGTGCCCCAGTTTTTACCCTCGCTTGGGCCCCAACTTGAACGAAAATGCTCAGGCCAAATAAGCGCGGTGTATTCGTCAACTGAATACGATGCGGCCATTTGATTAATCCATTCTTTTGAAATAATACGGCCGTCTACCGTTGCGCCTTCTGTTGCTGCAATTACCCAACCTGATTGCTTTGCCATTACTTGCTTACCGCGTTACTTAATATTTAAACGCAGCATAGCTATAAAAAAAGGCTGAATACATTGGTTAGCTTTTTGGTAATTCCTAGATTGAGGTTTTAGGAAAAATGAGGGTTTTTATGCGGTTATAAGCTTATTGTAAACCAATACACTGTGCCTAGTTACTAATTTTATGAGCACTTATATTAAGCAATGGCTTATTCATCTGAAATACGCGAAGCAGCAAAGCGGCTTTATTTACGCCACCACACGCCCGACGAAATACGCGATGAACTGGGGCTACCAAATAACCGTGTTATTTACTATTGGGCCGATAAATACAATTGGCGCGATATGCTGCGCGAGGAAGACGTAGACGAAGCTATTGCACGGCGAATTTTAATACTTACCGACGTTAGCGACAAAACAGGCAATCAAATAAAAGAGCTAGACATGCTGATAGAAAAGCACGTTAAGCTTAAAAAACAGCGTGTTGATCAAGCTAAAAAAGCAGCCCAGGCTAACGAGCCACCAAGCACTAATAAAGGCGGTAACAAAAACAATAATAGCGAAGGTGGTAAAAGCAAAGGCCGCAAGCGTAAAAACGATGTTAGCCATTTAACCGAAGAGGATTTTGGTACTTGGTTTGATTCGTTATTTGGTTATCAAAAAACGATGCACGAAAACTTGCATCAACGTATTCGTAATATTTTAAAAAGCCGCCAAATTGGGGCAACGTATTATTTTGCAGGTGAAGCGTTTAAAGATGCGGTTTTAACGGGCGACCCACAAATATTCCTGTCTGCGAGTCGTGCACAGGCTGAGGTGTTTCGCAGTTATATAATTGCTATTGCGCAAGAATTTTTTGAAATTGAGCTAACCGGTAATCCTATTACTTTGCACACTGCCCATGGTGATGCTGAATTAAGGTTTTTAAGTACCAACAGCAAAACGGCGCAAAGTTACCACGGCCATGTTTATGTAGATGAATATTTTTGGATTGGTAAGTTTAACGAGCTAAACAAATTAGCCAGTGCCATGGCCACACATAAAAAGTGGCGTAAAACGTATTTTTCAACCCCGTCGACTAAAGCGCACCCTGCTTATACATTTTGGACGGGTGATCACTGGCGACAAGGCCGCGCCGAACGCGAAGAAATTGAGTTCCCAACCTTTGTAGAGCTGCGCGATAACGGCAGGCTGTGCCCCGATAAACAATGGCGCTATGTAGTTACCATTGAAGATGCCTTGCGTGGTGGCTGTGAGTTATTCGATATTGACGAGTTGCGCGATGAATACAACGCTGATGATTTTAATAACCTGTTTATGTGCATCTTTGTGGACGATGCCGACAGTATATTTAAATTTAGCGACCTTGAAAAAGCCATGGTTGATGCCACCCGCTGGCAAGACCACAAACCCAATGCCGCACAACCATTTGGTAACCGTGAGGTGTGGTTAGGTTACGACCCATCACGCACCCGCGATAATGCCGCACTAGTAGTAGTTGCCCCGCCTGAAAAGCCTGGCGAAAAATTCAGAATACTTGAAAAACACTATTGGCGCGGGATGAACTTTTCGCACCATGTGAGCGAAATTCAAAAAATTTATGCCAAATACCGCGTTACTTATATTGGTGTAGATACCACGGGCATTGGTGCGGGAGTGTTTGACTCAATAAGCACGCTGTACCCGCGTGAAGCTACGGCCATACATTACAGCGTAGGCAGTAAAACCCGCTTAGTACTTAAAATGATAGACCTTATTGAAGGTGGCCGACTTGAATGGGATGCATCCCATAAAGACATTGCTATGAGCTGCCTTTCAATACGCCGCACCAGCACCGACTCGGGCGGCGCCATAACCTTTAAAGCCAGCCGCGATAACACCATAGGCCATGCAGACGTATTTTTTGCTATTAGCCACGCTGTTATTAACGAACCCCTTAACCATGCACACAAGAGAAAATCACGATGGACCATGCAGAATTAGACCAAAACGCTGAGCAGTTAACCCAGCAACCAGACGATCAGCAAGGTAAGCAAAATGCGCCCGTTGTGTTTGGCTTACCTGAGCAAGTTATGCCCGACATGTGGCTAACCGATTACGACTCGCTATTTTATAACGATACTGAGCAGTATTGGGAACCACCCGTAGACCGCCATTTATTAGCCAACTTAACCCGCCGTAATGCCCAGCACGGCGGCATAGTTCAAAGCCGTGCAAACATGGCCGCGAGCCGTTTTATTAGTGGCGGTATGAGCGCGCAGCAAGTACAAGCAGGCTTTTTAAACCTGGTTCAATTTGGTGATGTGGCCTTATTAAAAATACGTAATGGCTTTGGGCAAATAGTAAGGCTGTTTCCGCTGCCTAGTTACCGTACTCGTGTTGGGGGTGATGGTGGCGCTGTGGTGCTTGAGCGAAATAGCCAAGTTAAAAAATATAAAAAGCGCGACATTATTTGGGTTCGCCAGTACGACCCAGTGCAGCAAGTGTATGGTTTGGCCGATTACTTAGGGGGCTTACAGGCTACGTTATTAAATGAAGACGCTACGCTATTCCGCCGTAAGTATTTTTTAAACGGTGCGCACATGGGCTTTATTATGTATGCGACCGACCCGAACCTAGACCCTGACGTTGAAGACGATATAAAAGAAAAAATACAAGACAGTAAAGGCGTGGGTAACTTTCGCTCGTTGTTTGTAAACATACCCAACGGTAAAGAAAAAGGCTTACAAATAATCCCTGTGGGTAATTTTGAAAGTAAAGACGAGTTTATGAACGTTAAAAACGTATCGGCGCAAGATATATTAAACGCCCACCGTTTTCCGCCTGGCTTGGCGGGTATTATTCCGGCTAACAATGCAGGCCTTGGCGACCCGACTAAATACGATGCCATGTATTTTAAAAATGAGACTAAACCGCTTATTAAATTAATGAGTGATGAAGTAGCAAGGGATCCTGAAATTGGCAGTAAGTTACAGCTAAATTTTGATTTAGAGCCCAGCGCGTAAAGCGTAAAACTTGCTATGCTGCGCATCGTGCGCTTTTATTTTTTCGACTAATCCGGCATAGGTATTTAAGGTTTTTAATGCTCGCGTTAAATTTGGCGCGGGTACGTTATTTAACAGTGCTGCATGGGTTTTGCTCATGCCTTTAACCAGGTGATCACTTGCGGCGGCTTTTATGTCGGCACTTTTAATTTTGCACATAGCGAATAACCAATCTAATCGCTCTTGGCTTTGTGACCCTTTAAACAAATATTGCATACTAAAACCCTTAAATTACTTATCACTTAAGTGATAATTAATTTATTTTAGGTATATTGCTACTATTTGTAAATGCTTATTTGTTATGCATAAAAGCACTGTATATAATGACAGTGTACTTTATTAACGATTGGTGAATATTATGGCGCGGGTTACTTGTCCAAATTGCGAAGCTAAAGCTACGATTACATCGCGTGAAACGCAAAGCGCGCACGTAGTAAATTTATATTGTTCGTGTACTAATACTCGTGAATGCGGGGCGACGTTTCGTATTACCCAATCGTTTGATCATTTCTTAAACCCTCCGGTACAAAGCACGCAGCAATTGGCCGCATCGTTAATTAAAAACCTGCCTCGTGAACAACAATTAGAATTAGTTGGCCTTTAGTTTTTTACTTTATTGCACGCATTAAAAAGCCCGTTTAATACGGGCTTTTTTGTGGGCGCTGTTTACTGTCGGTGCTGGCTATATTGTGGCTGGTTTTGTTGCGGCGCGTTTTGCTGCTGATCATACTGCCCTTGGTATTGTGCTGGCGCATAACCTTGGCTTTGGTTTTGGTGGTTTTGTGGCTGGTTATTGTGCGTTTGGCTTTGCTGGCTTTCGCTTTCCCAAAATATATATAGTTTTAACGGGCCTTGTTGATTAATTGGCATAGTGTCGAGTTCTATTTCAATGCTATCGCTGCCGCCTTGGTTGTTGCTGGGCCATTTAGTGGCACGGCCTAATGTGGCGTAGCGGTTTTTGGTGGTGTTGCCTTGCTGGTATTTTTCAGCAATACAGGCTACGCGGCCTTTATCGAGTGGTTTATTTTGTTGGTGCATAGTGCGTTTCCTTTTTGGTTAAGTTAATGATTTTTGCATAGCATTAAAAAATGTTTGAGCTACAAGCCTGTTTTCAATATGTGTAGCAGATGTTTTTAAAATGCAGGCAGCTTGAATGCCTTCAACACCTCGGCCTTTTAAGTACTCAATTACGTCTGCTGCTACTTCAAGTTCTTGCTTTTGGGTTAGTTGGTTATATTTCATTTTTCTGCTCGCTTTGCTTTGGTTTAACAACTGAGTGGTACACCCAGTTGCGACGTTTAACGTTTGGTTTCATTGATCACCATAATTCGCTTAATTCTTTTTCTAACTGCATTTGCATTAAGCGCTCTTCTAGCAGCTCGCGTTTTGACTTGCTGCGCTGCTGGTATTGCGGGCGCGGTTCTTGGTTTTCGTGGTGCGGCATTTTAGCCGGTGCGCTTACTGTTTTTGGTGAAACAATTCTCGCTTTTTTAGTACTTGGCTTTGCTGTTGTTTTTATTTGCCCTGTGCGAAATTTATATTCTTTTCGCTCGCAACCGCAGCCCTGGACATGACCTAAATTATCTTTGCGTACTACGCGAGTAGTGCCGCATACGCATTTACACATAAAATGCTGCACCCCTCGGTTGCGGCGGTCTTCGTTTAATACTGTCCAATTATTGAAAACGTCACCCGCCGTTACTTTACCTGTGGCCATGTTCGTTCTCCTGAAATTTAACCTCTAGTTCTTTTAGTTCTTTTAATAATTTTTTAAGCTCTTTATCAAAAGTTAGCAGCGCAAATGTGGGCAAATGTTCATCATGAACAAACGTTACACACTTAAAGTTCTTGGAATAGTCATATTTTCTCCTACGCCATTAAGTCTAGTGCCCACCAATCATTACTGCTGATTGCTGTGGCTTCACCAGCTAGAACTAATCTAGCTAAATCTAAGTCGCCGATAATGTCGGCAGTGTGTTTATTAAATTGGGTGTTTGATGGGGTGTTACGCCCGTCAAGCTCTGCATACATGTGCGCTAGGTCGTAAAGCTCGCGAGCGTATGCAAAATGTTTTTCGGTTGGGGTTGGTTTAATAGCCGATTTTGGCGCTTGCATGTTTAGTTGCTCAAAGCTGTGTAGCTCGCGCTCTTGCATGTAGTAAACACGGTTGCCGCTGATCACGTTGCCGCCTTGGTTTAAAGCTTTTATTTGCGCAGGGCTAAAGTCGCTAAGCTTGTTTTTACATTTAGCGGCGGTTTGTTCGTTAGTTGGGGCGTGTTTTTGCGCTTCGCTGTTGGCTATATAGTCAATAGCGTGTTGGCGATGCTCTTTTTGCTGCGCTGCTTCATCCAGTACCACTAAATGGCCGTCTTCAATTAAGTAAATATGGCCGTTATTTCTAACCCGCTTACCCGCTAACAGATCCTTTTTAACGTTAATGATCTCTTTTGAAGTAAAACCGATCATATTTAGCAATAATGCGTCTGTATGCCCTACTGAGTAAGGCGTACGATTATTCCCACTAGTCCAAGGTAGGTCAGCTGCGCTGACGTTGTTGGCATCCTGCCCACCAATAACGGCGGTGTTTTCTGCTGCTGCTGTGCCTATAACTTGCTTAGACCAGGTATGAACGCGAGTAACAAGCGTGCAAAGGCCAAAGGTGTCTTCAACGCCCTTTAGAGTTTTAGTAAATTCTGCATATTGATTGCCGTACTCGGTATGCTGATAAGCGGGCTTAAAGCGCGCATCGCGGCCAATGCCAAAGCCACCCATTAGCGCAACAAAGGTTTTAAAGTCGCCCTTGTCGGCCGCTTGGCGTATTTGCTCTAGCTGCTCGTTACCTTGCACCTCTTCGCGCACTCGGCGCAGTTCGCGCCAAATGGTAATAGATGGCGACTTTTGAAACTGAAATTGCCTAATGCCCCATGTGCTAGCCCATGCTTTAACCGGGTTAACTGCTTGGGTTAGTTTTTCTCCTGTCTCTGCGTCGTACTCGTTTGCCAATGCAAAACCATCAATATTCTTACTTACGTACTTAGCAACATAAGCCGCTGCGCCGCCTGTTTTTTTACCATCTTTGCCAATTTGCGCAGGTAGCATTTTTATAGCGGTATAGCGTGGGCTGCTCGGAAAGTAGTTTTTAACCGGTGCACGGGTGTACACCTTTTTAGATTTATTTAAACCCCAAATACGGCGCGCCTTTGTGTAGCGTGCGCGTAATGCTTTGCGGTTTTTAAAGCGCTGAAAAAACACCTCGCGGTCATCGCGGGTAAAATAACGGCGCAATAAATGATTAACTTGGTCGTAGTAACGCGCTGGCATCCACAAAAGCATGTGCCAGTGTGTGCAGCCGTCGGCGTGCGGTTCTGCTACCCGTATACCAAAATACGGTATTTCAAGGCGGTCTAATTTTGCTCGAGCTTGCGAGTACAGCTTATTTAAATATAGGCTAGCGTCTTTTGGGGTTGACCCATCCCACGTAGGCGAGTTTGCATGAAAACGGCTAGGTGCAGTAATGTTATAAAAACCGCCCGTATAACCCATTTCGTCGGCTAGTTCTTCGGTTTCGCGAATGCGTAGCATTAGCTCGTTACGCATATTTTCGGGGTTGGCAACGCCTGCTTCAACCGCTTTCATTAGCGATATAACATCGCTTTGCTCGTTTACTAATTCTAGGCTTTCTAGGTAACGTTTGCCGCGCTCTTGGTTGGTGGTGTATTCGGCCACTGCTTGTTTTGAGCAATAGGCGCTAATACCACGGCGCTCTGTTTTTTTATTGCCTTTTTTATCTGTGCTGTTAAATAAATCGCGGCCCACTTCGCCCGTTGCAATTTCTAGGTGTTCTAGGTAGCGGCTGCGAATAGTTTTAAGCTTGCGCGACCACCATTTGTGGCACTGCGCTTTTAAAAGGGCTACTTCGGCATCCGGCACGGTTAGGTAAATACCCTTTTCGGCAAACTGTAATTGCACGCTAAATTGTGCGGCAAACTCGTTTACTTTTTCGTGTATGTCGGTTGCATCCCATGCTGGCTGCTCTTTGGCTAAATCGTTTATCATTTCGGCCGTTTGCATAGCCAGCACATTGCCGTGCTTTTTGGTTTTATCGGCATTGGCTAAAATGTGCCATGGCAATGGCATGTTGCTAACAATTTGCTCAAGTATTTTTAGGCGTGGTTGTAGTGTTGTAATTGTGCGGCGCAACCAGTCGTTTGCGGTAATTTGCTTGCGCACTTCGGCTACTGTAATTACTTGCTTTTTATTCGCTGTTTTTTTATCGCTAAAGTCGTAGTTTTTACGGCTCGCAATTATCAGCCTTTCGTTGTATTGCTCTTGCGTTTCGCCTTTGGCTTTGCCCGTATTTTTAATGTGGGTGTATTTATCAATATAACGTTTAGCAACACGCATTTGCAGCGGCTTGGGCACGCCAGCTAGGCACTTATAAACATAAGCAACTTGCTCTGCATCATCAATAGCAGCAATAACCGACATGGCAGATTTAGTAACCTGATCGCCATCCGCTTGTTGTAAATTCTTTGCGGCTACAGGTTGGGGCTTTTTTACGTCGCGCTGCTTTTGTGCAAACTCCATGTTTTTTGCAGTTTGGCGCACAAAGCTAGCTTGTATGCTTGGCGCGCGCTTGCTTTCTACAATGTCTTTAACAATGTAATTATGAATATTGTTGTTATGCACTTTTTTAAGCGCGACTTTTGCAGGTGCGCTTATTTTTAAGTTGGTTACGTCAATGCGGTGCTCTGCATTTTTAAGCTCATTATAAAGCCAAATGTGGGCTTGCTCACTTGGGTTTATAGGCTCATCTTTGTACCAGGCGTTGCTAGGCGGGGTAATTTTGGCAAGGTATTGCTTAGCCATTTTATATTGGCTGTACGCAGTAAAACGGCCAAGGCCGCTTATTAAAAAATCTCTGTGTTCAATGTCGTCAACGGCTTTAACCATGGTTAAAACCGCTGTTACAACATCAAAGCTTACAATGGGCCACATGCTCATTGTTACAGCTCTATTTCCATTGGCTCACCGCCAGTTTGTGCTGCACTTAATGCAATGCTCATTTGGCTGTAAACGCTTTCAAAATTAACGTCGTCGTCTGCAATCATTTTTACTATCGGCAACAAGTCGGTTAACGTGTCTTCGCACTGCATTAGCATGCCAATAGTGCTGCGTTTGTTTAAATTGCGAATTGCAAAGTTAACTTGCTCAATAGCGTGTAAAACAATATTAAGTAGTAATTGCTTATTTTTAGATACAGCTTGGTCTTTGATAGCGTTCATTTTTTAGTGTCCTTGGGAGTGTTGTTATTGGCGTTAAATTACAAAAAGCTCAGGGGCTAGCTCATGGCCTTTGCAAAATACAAAGTGAGCGTATTCGGTTGAGTCGGTTTTACTTGGTTTTGCTGGGTCAAAGCCCGGGCGTTTGCTATGCACATACACCGCCGCTAATGGTAATTTTTGCCACATAGGTTTGCGCTTTTGGCTACCCAACCAATTAAGGCGTTGCAGCATGATCACTAAACCACCATTAGGAACCATTTTTAGGGCTTGCTCGGTAAACTGTTGCGCTACGTTAAAAGGTGGGTTGGTGATAATAATTTGATAAGCAGGCGTATAAGTTGGGTCAATACTTAAAAAGTCACGGCCTTTAAATTTTGCGCGTGAATCTTCACGAATGTCCCAGCTTTCAACAATAAACCCATGATCTTCTAAAACGGTTGGGTAGCTCATTGGGTACTTATTGCAACCGCCTGCGCTTGGGTCTAATACTATAGGGCCGTCTACTGGATCAAAACTAAAGCGGCAGTTTTCACTAAAGGCCGCTAAAAAATCTTCAATGAGCCAATGCGGTGTTACGTAGTAATCATCTGCATTACGCTGGGTTCCGCGATTAGTTGAGCTCATGCTTGCGCCTTAGTAATAGTTAAATGTGAATAGTTGGTATTGGCTTCAACGCGCGGTGCATGTTGCACAAACTTAGCTGGGGCCATGGCGTTAGCATCGGTAAACGCTTTTACTAATTGCTCCATTTGCAAAATAGCCTTGTGAATTTTTAGGCGGGTATCTGCATCAAAATTAGCAAAGCCGCTTTCTAAATGGTGGCGCTTTAGGCCTGCTGCAAAGCATACTAATGTACGCTCTTGCTCGCTTAGCACTTTGGTATACACGTACTCTGGCGTGTGGCGCTCACTGCCCATTAATGCTTTTATTTCGGCCAAGCCTTTTGGTACGTGGCGGCCAGTTACTGCTTTTAATGGTGCTGGGTTTGGGTAGTTAATAGCTGTGTTTACCATGATTAATTAACTCCTTGCTGGCTGCGGGTTGCTGCATTTAGGTAATTAGTTGCTTGTGTTTTTAACCAGTAAACGGCTTTTTGTATTGTTTGGTACTCGTCGCCATTGCAATAAACTGGCAAGTCAAAATCACCAACACGCGCTTGAAACACTGGGTCTAAACCAAATATGGCTTTGCGGGTGGTAATTTTACAGCTAAGCAAATAGCGGCATTGCTCAGCTAATGTTTTAAAACTGCTTAACGTTTCACGACTAAATACTTGGTATGTGCCCATTGCCCTGCTCCTAGTTATTAACGCTTTGCCACTCTGTGCGGCCTTGCTCGTATCGACTCTGTAAATACGCACCTAAGTCAGTCACATTAACCATGGTTGGCGAGCGCTCTGAGTCACGTATTTTAAAAGTTGGAAATGGTAACGTGCCTGCCTTTGCTTTTTGCTCTGCGGTTTTAGGCTGTAAACCTAAATACTCTTGGCAAACATCTTTAAGCTGGACCGCTGGTTTTTGGTAACACGCTAATAATGCAAAGGTCATGTTCATGCTGCACTCTCCTTGTCGGTTTTAACGTGGTCGGCTAGTAACTCATCTACTGTTACTTGGCCGTTTGTTAGTTCTGAAATACGGGTAATGTATTTCGCGGGGGCTTGGCAATGGCGATTAAGCCAGTACCAGATAATGTTTTGTTTTGTGTTTAATAACTTGGCGGCTTTTGTCTGACCACCAATTATTTCTATCGCTCTTTCTACGGCGCTCATATTTCCTCCAAGCTCTATTTATCAAGTAAACCGATAATAGACATCAGTTAAACCGATGTCAATATCGATTTAACTGATTAGACAAAATAATATAAAAAGCAGATAATCAGCTTTTATCACTTTAAGCGATTTTTACATTAGGAATTTACAAATGGATTTAGGTAAAAGAGTAGAAAAAAAACGTGTTCAGTTAGGGATGACGCAAGCGCAATTAGGTCTAATGGCAGGCTTAGCACAAAACTCTATTCACAATATTGAATCTGGAGAAACAAAACGCCCTCGTAAAATAGACGCCCTCGCGGAAGCCCTAAACTGCACTCCAGAATACTTACTGTTTGGTATTGGTGAAACTCAAGACGGTGAAAAGAGTATCAACAGCAATGTTTCATTAGGGCCTACGCTTAAAGCGGCTGTGCCATTAATAAGCTGGGTGCAAGCGGGGGCATGGTCTGAAATAAGTGAAATAAAAGAACATGATGCCGACCGTTATTTATGCCCTGTAAAGTGCAGTGATCAAACATTTGCGCTAAAAGTGCATGGCGTAAGCATGGAGCCTAAATTTTACGAGGGTGATTTAATATTTGTAGACCCAGAGGCTGAGTGCATTCACGGTTCTTACGTAGTAGCACGTTTAGACGATAATAACGAAGCTACCTTTAAACAGCTAATAATTGAAGGCGGCCAAAAGTTTTTAAAAGCCGCTAACCCTAACTGGCCTGAGCAACTAATAGCAATAAACGGCAACTGCACTTTAGTTGGAAAAGTTATATTTACGGGTAAGTCGCTTTAGCTTACTGAATTACAGGCACAAAAAAGCCCGCCAAGTGCGGGCTGTTTGT